GTCATAAATCTACGCGAGTTATTTTCTGATAATCCGAAATTTGGGCTATTTTGCCCGAGGAATTATTTGTATTTCCTTGTTTCGGCCAGGATTTGGCTAGGCTCAAGATCAATGCCTCAGCCATGTCGTCCTCTGTGCCTTGAATCTGGAGCGACAACAAGATATAGTGTAGCCACAAGTAGGAGACACAACATATAGTGTCTATCAGGTAGACCACGGAGCGATGGTCCGCCGCCGGATTTCGGGAGATTGATGGCGCAGGATTGGGCCGTGGCCTTTTACCACTCACCAGCATGGCTTCACAACCGCAAGGCGTACATGGGCATGTCGGTCGACACGCCGTTCGGCGTCGTCCCGCCTGGTATGTGCGAACGCTGCTACGAGCTCGGCGAGATGAAGCCGGCAAAGGTCGTCCATCACAAGACGCACCTCAACCCCAACAACATCACTGATCCGAACGTGACTCTCTCGTTCGACAACTTTCAACGCCTTTGTCAGGACTGCCACGCGGTCGTTCATAGCGGCTCCGAGCATACGCGTGCGCGCTTCGACGAGAACGGAAACGTGGTGATGCGGTAATGGACACATGCTCCAATTGCGACTTCTGCTGCATGAACAGGGACGGCCAGTACTACTGCTGCCTCTATGACATGGAGACGGACGAATACGACTGCTGCCCTGACCACCAGAGCAATACGAGGCTGATTGACGGCGACGAGCTGAGGAGCTGATAGCTTGGCGAAGAAGAACACGGAGTCTCGCATCGAGAGGCTGCGCAACGAATCTGAGAACCTGACGGGGTTCGACAAGGCCCTCATGGACGACCTGCTCGCCGAGTACGACGCACTCGCGACCATGGTCGAGGGGCTTCGGCGCGACGTGCAGGAGCATGGCGTGATGGTCACCAAGATTGTCGGCGCGCACAACCCTCACGAGGACACTGTCGAGAACCCAGAGTTCACGACCTACCAGAAGGGCATCGCGCGTCTTGGCGACCTCGCCAAGAAGATCTCCGACTTCGCCAAGCGCAGCGACAACAACGTCGAGGAGGAGGACGAGCTTGGCGCCTTCATCCGCCGATAACCCGTACGTCGACGCACAGGGCAGGACCGACGCCGAGCTGTACCTCATGGGGTGCCTCGACGGTTCCGTCATCGCTGGACGTCGCCTCAAGGCCCTTGCTGAGAAGATGCTGCCGCGCATTCGCGACGGCTACAAGCAGTGGCGGTTCGACGTGGACTTTGCGACCCGACCAGTCGAGTTCATCGAGCGCTTCTGCAAGATTCCGTCCGGCAAGCTTGGCGTGCCGTTCATCCTTGAGCCGTACGAGCGGATGATTATCGAGCTCGCATTCGGCTTCGTCGACGAGAACGAGAAGCGGCAGATTCAGTACACGCTCGTTGAGGTCTCGCGTAAGAATGGCAAAGCTCTCAGCTTGGACACCGAGATTCCGACGCCTGACGGCTGGAAGCTCATGCGCGACATCCACGAGGGCGACTACGTCTTTGGTCAGGATGGCAAGCCTTCAAAGGTTCTGGTCGAGTCCGAGGTGTTCGACAAGCCCATGTACCTCGTGACGTTCGAGGACGGTGCCACCATCAAGGCGAGCGCTGACCACATCTGGACAGTATGCGACAAGTATGGAGCAGCAAAGGCCGACCTTACTACCGAAGTGATGCACGAGATGCTTTTCTATGGTGGGAAACGCTATGTGCCCACATGCCGCAACCCGATTGTCTATCACGCGGATGCGGCAGGCAAAAGCGCATCTGTCGGCGATTTCTACAGCAAGGGCTTCTCCTACTCGTTCGATTTCTATTCTTTTGACAAGACTGAATGCGATGCTATTAGGTTTGCCTCTGTCACGAGTAGGAGGGCTTACGTTCATGGCGTGATTGACGGCGCGCGCCACAATGCCCTCATGGCCCCAACATTCAGCAGCAGGGACAACGCCGAATTTGTGGCAGAGATCGCATCGAGTATTGGATTAGTGGCAAGCATTGTAGAGGCACCTAGAGTTAGCTCGTGGTCTGTGACGATTGAGGAGAAGCCAGCCAAGTCTATCGTCTCCATCGAGCGCATCCCCAACGAGCTGAGCAAGTGCATCGCCATCGACAACGACAGCCACCTGTACCTCGCTGGCCGTCAGTACACCGCCACGCACAACACGTCGCTCGCAGCGGCGATAGAGCTGTTTATGCTCCTTGCCGATGGTGAGGGTGCCGCCCAGATCTACAACGCAGCTACCAGCAAGGCTCAGGCTTCGCTCGCATATGGCGCGGTGTGGAGGATGGCGCGTCAGTCACCCAAGTTCATGAAGTACCTTCGCAAGGGCACGGTCGTCGAGCGTGCAGAGAACGGCGTCATCTGCGACGGCAACATGTCCTATGTTGTCCCCCTCTCGAAGCAGTCCGACCACCTCGACGGTCTCGATGTCCACATGTGCGTGTTTGACGAGATGGCGGCGGCAGAGGACCGCTCCATCTTCGACCTCATCCGTCAGGGCACCGGTGCGCGAGAGCAGCCGCTCATGATCGCCATCACCACGCAGGGCTTCGTGCGCGACAACCTGTGGGACCACGAACGCGACTACGCCGTCCAGTGGCTCGACGGCAAGATCGAGGACGACCGCTTCCTTGGCATTCTCTTCGAGCAGGATGACCGCTCCGAGATCTGGGACGAGAACATGTGGGTCAAGAGCAATCCTGGTCTCGGAACCGTCAAGAAGGTCGAGTATCTTCGCGCCCAGGTGCTCAAGGCCAAGAACGACCCCAGCTACATGCCAACCGTACTTACCAAGGACTTCAACCTTCCCGCCAACCAGGCCACCGCGTACCTCTCGTTCGACGAGGCCATCAACGAGGCGACGTACACGTTCGACCCCGACGTGTTCCGCTACTGCATCGTCGGCATCGACGCCGCAGACACCATCGACCTCAATGCCGCGACGGCCCTCTTCATGCGACCCGGCGACGACCACCTCTATCGTCGCTCGATGTACTGGATCGCCGAGGAGCAGGTGAAGGTCAACTCCAACAGCCAGCGCGGGAGGGACGGAGTGCCGTACCAGGAGTGGGCCGCTCGCGGGCTCATCCGCATCGTCCCCGGCAACAAGGTCGACAAGCGGGTGTTCCTTGAGTGGATTCAGGAGCTCGCCGACGAGGGCCTGTACACGCGCTACATCGGGTACGACCCGTGGCACATGGACGACTCGACGCTGCGCGACCTGAAGGCGATGGTGGGGGATGGTAACGTCGAGGTCGTGCGCCAGGGCGTCCAGACGCTCTCGCAGCCGATGAAGCAGCTCAAGGCCGACCTCCGCGACAAGCGCGTCGTCAACAACCACAACCCAATCGACGAGTGGTGCAACCTCAACCTCGCGGTCAAGATCGACGTCAACGAGAACGTGCAGCCCGTGAAGAAGGCGGGGGCCACGACGCGCATCGACGGGTACATGGCCCTCATCGACGCCTACATCGAGTTCACGAGGCACGAGGCGGACTTCAAGCAAATCATCGGGTGGCATGACTGACGGAGGCTCATCGACATCATCAAACGTTCAACAGACCACAAGATGTTGTGTTGACATATGGTCCAAAACAAGATATAGTACTAGCCATGGGAGTATTGGCTGAATTTTTCCCGCATCGCATTGCGCAGACGCCCTTCGTCTCCACATCCGGCTACAAGACCTTCACCGAATCCGCCCCGAGCTTCTCGGCTTGGGACGGTTCTCTTTACGACCACCCGCTCACCCGCGCGGCAATCGAGCGGTTCGCGGTGGCGTGCTCGAAGCTCAAGCCGGAGTTCGTGGGCTCGAAGACGTGCAAGCCAAACGTGCGGAAGCTGATCGAGACCTGGCCCAACGAGCTGATGACGTGGCCCGCGTTCCTCTCAAGGTGCGCGACCATCTTCGAGATGGACACTACGCTCTTCGTCGTCCCCGGCCTCGACAGGAACCTCAACACCGTAGCCCTGTTCCCCATGAAGCCGGCCTATACCGAAATCGCCGAGTACGACGGCGAGGCATGGTGCATCTTCCACACCTACACGGGCGACGTCATGGCCATCGAGTACTCCCGCTGCGCCGTGGTCAGCAAGTTCCAGTACATGTCCGACTTCTTCGGCGATGGCAACGACCTCATGGGCACGACGCTCCGGCTGCTCGACGCACAGAGGCAGGCGGAGGAGCAGGCCGTTAAGAACGGCGCCCGCATCCGCTTCATCGGCAAGATCACCGGCATGACCCACGGCGACGACCTCAACAAGAAGCGCGAGAAGTTCTACGTCGACAACCTCTCCTCAAGCAACTACACCGGCCTGATGCTCTACGACAACACCTTCGACAGCATCGAGCAGGTCAAGGAGGACCGCTACATCATCGACGAGGACGAGATGTCCCGCGTCGAGAAGACGGTGTTCCGCTACTTCGGCATCAACGAGTCGATTCTGACGAACGACTATACGGAAGCCCAGTGGGGCGCCTGGTACGAGGGCAGGGTCGAGCCGTTCGCGCTGGCGCTCGCTGAGGCGCTCAGCAAGGCGAACTTCACCGACCGCGAGCGGCAGAACAACTACGTGACCTTCTCTAGCTCCTACCTCGAATACGCGACGCCGGAGTCAAAGCGCAAGGTCGTCAACGACAGCATCGACCGTGGCGTCATGAGCATCAACCAGGCACTCGACATCTACCAGCTCCCGCACATCCCCGGCGGCGACGTCCGCATGATACGCGGCGAGTACTACATGGTCGACGAGAACAACAACATCGTCGCCGAGTCGGGCGGCCACAACACCGGCAGCGTCGGGCTGTCGGACGAGAGCGAGTACGACCCTCCAGACGACCAAGACGCCAACTAGCCATCGGGCCCCGCAAGGGGCCTTTTTCATTAGGAGGTTGAGTAAAACGTCGGATCGAACGTTTTACATCTACTGCCACACCGCGCCAAACGGAAAACGATACATCGGACAGACGTGTGCGGCTAGGCCCGAGCGAAGGTGGGGAAAGGGCTACAAGGGTTGCACCCGCATTGAGCGCGCAATCAAAAAGTACCAGTGGGAGAATTTTGACCACTCTGTGCTTATGGTTTGCCACACAAAACAAATGGCAGACCTCCTCGAATCCAAATTGATTGCTTTCTTCGACACCACCAATCCGGACAGGGGATACAACATCCTAAATGGCGGAGGTGGCCGAGTTGGCTTTAGCCCGTCAGAGGAGACGAGGCGAAAGATCAGTGAGTCTCTGGCTGGAAGAAAAGGCTGGGTGCCAGACGCCGAGACTAGACAGCGATTGAGTCGTGCCCATAAGAATTCGTATGCCAACGGGACAAGGCAGCGCTTCAAAGATCTTCCCGAAGAGACACAGTCACGCATGCGAGAGGTCCTTCAAAGAGAGGCGGCGAAGAAGCAGCGCCCTGTTGTTCAGTTCAATTTAGACGGAAGCCAAGTCGCTATCTATCCGAGCATCGCCGATGCATGCAGGGCGACAGGCACATTCCAAAATGGCCTAATCCTCTGCTGCCAAGGGAAACTCCATAAAGCAAATGGGTTTACCTGGCGATACCAAGATAGGCCCGAAACGTTCCCGGCCCAGCAATTGGGCCTTATTTCTTAGCAAAGGAGGCCGAGATGCCCTATTGCCCCGAAACGCGCCAATACAGAAGCTTTGCGGCTTCCAACTTCCAGCCGATAACGCGCAATGCCGGTGAGACCGAAGGTGGCGAGGAGTCGCGTGTCGTGCGCGGAATGTTCACCACCTTCAACCAGTGGTACGAGCTGATGCCTGGGTTCTTCGAGCGCATCGACCCCCACGCACTGGATGAGACGGACATGTCCGACACCATCATGCAGTACGACCATCAGGGCCCGGTGCTTGCCCGAAGGCGCAACGGCTCCCTGCGGGTAGGCATCGAGCCTGACGGCGGATGGTGCGAAGCCGACCTCAGCGGATGCCAGCAGGCGCGAGACCTCTTCGAATCCATCCAGAACGGCCTGGTGGACGAAATGAGCTTTGGCTTCTCCATCGCGGACGACGGCTTTGAGTGGGAAGAGGACGAGGACGGCACGATCCGCTCCACCATTACCAAGGTGGCCCGCCTCTACGACGTGAGCGCGGTGAGCATCCCAGCCAACCCCAACACGTCAATCTCCGCCCGTTCCTACGTCGACGCCGCCATCGAGGCACAGCGCAGGTCCAAGGAGATTGCCGAGTCTGACGAACCCGTCGCCGACAAGCCTTCCGAGGACGAGCCCGCCAACGAACCCGTGGACGAGCCTGCCGAGGAAGTCGAGTCCACGGACGAACCCACCGACGAGACTGCCGAGCAGAACGAACAGTTCAGGGCACATCAGCGCCGCATGAGGCGCGCGAGGGCCATGAGGCTCTCATCCATCTAGGCAACCACAGCCGAAAGGCTGTCAAGCACATACAAGGCACGAGCCGACCTACCGACGGAGTGATCGGGGCAGGCGCGAGGAGCAGGAGTTGTCCCTCCGTGCGCAGGGCGCTGGATTTGGCGCCAGACAGACCATCACTAACCGGAAAGGTAGGTCCAACGATGTTTGAGACTTACACCGCGGCTCAGTACCGCGCACTGGACGACGCCGCCTTCGAGCAGCGCAAGTCCGAGGTCATCGACCTCATGAACGCCGACACCCTCCCCGAGGGCGTCACCGACGAGATGCTCTTCGCCGAGGCCGACCTCATCGAGGCCGACGTCAAGCGCCGCAACGCCTCCGTGGCGCTGCGCAACGCCAAGGTCGCCTCCGTTGTCAAGGAGGCCAAGGTCGTCGAGACCAGCGCCCCCCAGAAGCGCGAGTCCGGCTTCAAGGCCGTCTCCGAGGGCACCTTCACGAACAGCCGCGAGTACCGCCAGGCGCTCGCCAAGTCCATCGCCACCCGCTCCGCCATGCCCGCCGACATGCTGGCCAAGGCCCGTCAGGAGCGCGCCGCCGGCGACCCCGTCGCCGTCTCCTTCGCCGATGGCTACACCAACATGACCGACCCGACGTTCTCCAACCTCGGCACCAGCGACTTCCCCGCGTACGCCCCCATTCCTCTTGAGCTCTCTCAGGAGATCGTGCGCGTGCGCAAGGAGTACGGCCAGATTCACCCGCTGGTCCGCGAGACCCGCTACCAGGGCGGCGTCGCCATCCCCATCGCCGACCTCACCGTCGACTACCACTGGATCAACGACAAGCAGGTCTCCCCGTACCAGTACGACGAGGACCCCGAGGTCATCGCCTTCACCTGGAAGCAGCTTGAGGCCCGCTTCGCCCGCACCTTCCTCGTCGAGGCCCTGATGCAGGACAACTTCAAGGAGCTGCTCGCCCCCGCCCTCGCCGAGGGCTACGGCCGTGCCATGGACGAGGCCATCCTGAACGGCAACGGCACCACCCAGCCGCTCGGCCTGCTCAAGGACCCGCGCTTCATGGACCAGACCGCCAGCGCCGGCACCGGCAAGGCAACCGTGGTCGAGGCTACCGCCGACGAGCTCTCCGACTGGTCCTGGTGGGTCAAGCTGCTCTACAACCCTGCGTTCAACCGCCTGTACCGCACCGACGGCACCTGGCTCATCGGCGACGCGACCTGGGGCACCTACATCGAGACCCTCAAGGACGAGGTCAACCGCCCGCTGGCGAAGATTGACCCGCTCAACGACGAGGCGCCGCTGCGCATTCGTGGCAACCGCGTCGTCACCCTGCCGAACAACCTGCTCGGCGACTTCGACTCCGCCGACACCGGCGACGTCGTGGCCATCTTCGGCAACATGCGCAACTACTGCCTCAACTTCCAGCCTGGCCTGCCCCTGAACACCATCACCTGGGACGACCACGAGACCAACACCCGCAAGACCAAGGTGCTGACCGCCGTCGACGGCCGACTCGTCGACAACAACGGCTGGGTCGTCATCACCAAGGGCGCCGGCGCGTAAGGAGCTGCCATGAAGACCATCCTCACCGCCCTGCGCGAGCAGGAGAAGGTAGTTGACGAGGAGGCCAGCACGATCGCCCGCGCGCTTGGCGGCGAGACCGTCGCGAGCGCCATCTCGCCTGCCGAGCCTGCCGAACCTGCCGAGCCTGCCGAGCCTGGCAGCTCCGTCGTGGAGCCTGTGTAGCCATGGTCACCGTCAGGGTTCTTAGGCCGTTCCGCGACCTCAAGGCCCACGTCAACCGCAAGGCTGGCGACACGTTCGAAGCCACCGGGGAGCGCGCTGCGTACATAGACGCCGCGCTCCCCGGATACGTGGAGGTCATGGCCGCAGCAGCCGACAGCGCGGCTGCGGCCGACCTCTCTGGCATGACCGTGTCCCAGCTCAGGGCGCTTGCGTCCGAGCGGGGAGTGGCGCTGCCGAAGGGCGCGAAGAAGGCCGACATCATCAAGGCGCTGAAGGAGTAAGGCATGGCACTGCTTGACGACGTGAGGAAGAGCCTCCGTGTCGTCAGCGACATGACTGACGACGAGATCCAGATGTGGATCGACGCGGCCATAGCGGACATGCTCCGCTGTGGCGTCAAGAGTGAGCTGGTCGACGAGAAGGCCATGGGCCCGCTCGCCAAGTCCGCCGTGACCTGCTTCGTCAAGGCGCAGTACGGCTACGACAACGCCGAGGCACCGCGCTTCCAGGAGTCATACAGGATGATGCTCGCGGGGCTGCTCAACAGCAAGTCCAACGAGTACCTCTTCCCGAGCGGGGAGTAGACATGCGCTGGAACAAGGTCGTCACGCTGCTCTCGCCCACGGAGAAGTACCAGGACTCCACGGGTGCATGGCACGAGGGCGAGCGCACCGAGCGGACCGTCTTCTGCAACGAGATGATTATCGGCCTCATGTCCCTCGCAAACCTCCGCTCCTCCGACATCCGCATGGCGAACGCCACGCAGCCCGTCGACGTGGGTTTGAGAAACGAGCACATGCTCCAAGTCCGCACCGTCGACTACAACGGCGAGGACCAGTGCATCTTCGAGGGCGAGGAGTACGAGGTCATGTACCTGTCCGGCTCCGGCGAGACGCGGACGCTCACCATAGGCCAGCGACTTGGGAACGATTCTGCGGCAGGCGCCAATGGCTAGCAAAGAGATTGACGCCGCAGCGTTTGCCTCGGCAATCGAGGAGATTCTCGACAGGCTCAACAAGACGGTCCACGACCTCACGCCAGAGGCCGTTGAAAAGTCCCTCACTGTCGGCCGCAAGGTTTGGAGGGAGAACGCGAAAGGCGTCCTTTCGTCGTCGTACGTAGTTGGTGGATGGGGCAAAAGCGGCTACGGTCGCGAAATCAAGACCGGACGTTACGCGCGATCAATCAACTACCAAATTACCAGGTCGTCTTCAGACGTGACAGAGGGCGAGATCGGATCGCGATCTCTGCCCGGACTTCCTCACCTTCTCGAACACGGGCACGCGAGTGTAGGAGGCGGGAGGGTTCCCGCTTACCCGCATGTCGAGGAGGCCGGAGACGAGGCAATAGAGGCTCTTGAAACGGCCATGCTAGAGATAGTCGAGGAGGCCATTGATGACGCCTGATGAAGAGGTGTACGGAATCCTTCTCGGCAGCGGCCTGCGTGGAACGAAGAACGCGTGGCCGATTGGCGGGGCTCCTCCGCTTCCATGGTTTGTGTACAAACGCGAGAAGAATGGCGAGTTCTTCGCCGACAACGAGAACTTCGCGCGCATGTGGCGCTACAGGGTCGAGCTGTACCAGGCTGAGCCTGACGACGACGTTACTGACGCGCTCGAACAACAGCTGTCGCAAATAGGCCCCTATTCGAGCTACGAGACGTGGATACCTGGCGAGAACTGCTGGGAGACCTCGTACACGCTCACATATCACCCAGACAACTAAACTAAAGGAGGCCCAGCATGGGCAAGGTAGTCTACGGACTCAAGAACGTTCACTATGCAATCTACACCCCCGGCGCGAACGGCGCAGCCGGCACCTATGGCGCATGGAAGTCCATCCCCGGCGCCGTGTCCCTCTCCGCCGACGCCGACACCACCCAGAACGACTTCTACGCCGACGACGTCGTCTACGCCACCATCTCCGCCAGCTCCAAGGAGACCGGCACCATCGAGTTCGCCGCCATCACCGACGAGATGTACACCGACCTCTTCGGCTACGCGGCCGATGCCACCTCCGGCCTGACTTACCAGACCACCGAGCCCATGAGCGTCACCGTGGCCCTTGGCTACGAGGTCTCCGGCAACGAGGGCAAGATGCGCGGCGTTCGCTACAACGTCCAGTTCACCGACCCGTCGCAGTCCGCCAACACCATGACCGACTCAACCAATCCCGACACCGTCTCCGCCAACTACACCGCAGTCGGTCGCAACTTCACCATCGGCACCGACAACAGCGCCCAGACGGTCAACGTCCTCAAGGCCCACTGCACCGACAGTGGCGAGACCCACGACGCGTTCGACAAGTTCTGGAACGCCGTCATCGTTCCGGGTGCCGCGCCCACCAACGGCTAGACACATAGCGCTCGAAGCGACGCCCCGCTTCCCCTCATGGGGAGCGGGGCTTTCTTTGTGCGCTTACATGCATCTGATTGCGAGACAGAAGAGGAAACATGCCGACAATTGACTACCAGCAAGACGGAACGCAGCATGAGTACGAGGCGACAACCTACACACTCATGGTCTACGAGCAGGAGTTCAAGAGCGACCTCATCAAGGACGTCTTCGGCCTCATCGACCTTCGCAAGGGTGCGTCGATGATCGACGAGGACGGCAATATCATTCTGGCGGACTATACGAACGACAACTGGACGAATGAGCTGAAGGCGTTCTGGGCCATGCTCAAGACCTCCGAGGCAATCGCCCGTCGCGAGAACAGGCGCGCGGAATCCGTTCCGTCGTTCGTGACGTGGTGCCTCACCACCAAGAGCATCAACATGCACGAGGTGTCCTTCGCGACCATCACGGAGCTGAACAGGGGGCTTTTTCGAGCCGGAACCACCGAAGCCGAAGAAGCCGCCGCAGAGTAGCCCGGAGATTCAGCTTCCATACACACACATCTGGACAGAACTGCTTGGCCTTGGCGTCACGTGGGACGAGGCGCTAAGAATGCCTTGGAGCGTGTGTCGAATGCTGTTCGAGTCACGTGCCGAGGCATGGGAAGCACGAAACGAGTCGCACGGCACGGAAGACGTGCGGTATGCGACGGCCGAGGACTACTCGGCTTGGATTTAGGCAGGGGGTGACTCCGTGGCAGCTGGTGCATACAAGGGCCTGACCATCAAGCTTGGCGCAGACACTTCTGCCCTCACGGCTGGCCTTAGGGCTGTCAACTCCGCGTCGTACAAGACGCAGCAGGAGTTGAACAAGCTCAACAAGGCTGCGAAGATCAACCCAGGCAACGTCAACATAGTGACGCAACAGATGGGCGCCCTCTCCGCACAGGTCGTCAATGCGGCAGAGAAGATGAACGCCCTCAGCCAGAGCGTTGACGCGATTGGCGGCATGAAGGCCGCGAAGACCAAGAACTTCTCTGGGACGATTGCCGAGCTTGCCAAGAACACCGCAAGCGCGACTCTTGAGGCCGAGAAGGCGAAGGCGGCATACAACAAGGTTGACGGCGCTCTTGAGGCCATCTACAAGAAGGTCAAGAAAGAGCACGGCATCAACATCCGCGACATCACCAACTCTGGCCAGTGGAACGACAAGAAGCTCACCGAGGTCACCGAGAAGATCGGACCTGATAATGCCGAGAAGATTCGCAGGCTAAAGGAAGAGTGGGTAGAGGCGCGAAACGCTCTCGACAACTATACCGACGTCGCCAAGTTCAACGCCCTGAACGACGACCTGACGATACAAGAGGCGGAGCTCAACAAGATCAACCGCCAGCTTGCCGAGGTCGACCAGTACGGCAGCAGTGCGTTCTCCGATCTCTCCGAGATGTTGCAGCCCGTCAACGAGAGGCTCGCGCTAGTAACCGCCGCCTCCGAAGTCGCGAGCGAGCGATTCACGAGGCTGGACAACGCGCTCAAGCTCGACCCGACGAACATGGACCTCATCGAGCAGAGGTCTCGCGCCATGGCAGAGACCATGGTCGTCGCGGAGACCAAGGCGGAGTCTCTGCGCGAACGCCTCAGCCTCTACGAGGCCGTTGGCATCGACAAGACGGCCGCAAGCTTCGACAGCATCGCCCTTGAGGTAGAGAAGTCGGAGATGGCCTTCAACGCAGCGAGGCAGAGGCTTGCGGAGTTCTCTCGCGAGGGCAGCACGTCGAGCTCCGAGTTCCAGAAGCTCAAGCAGAATCTCGACGCCGCGCAGGAGCGGATGGACACCGCGCACGCGTGCGCGCAGTGGGAGAAGCTCAGGACCGAGCTGTTCGACGTGAACGGCGAGATTGTCGACCTAGCGCGCAGCATGGCGGACATTCACGCACCGTCGACCGTGATGCAGAGCTACGCAGAGCTTGCCTCAAGGGTGAAGGACATCCAGTCAGCCCTCCAGAGCACTAGCAGCAACTTCCAGGGCCTCGAAAACGCGATCAAGCTGAACCCGGACAACGTCCTTGCCGTCGACGCCGCAATGGAGCAGCTCAAGGAGCAGGAACGCCTTGCCAAGGAGGAGGCCGCTGGCCTTCGCGAGGAGCTGTCGCACTACGACACCGACGCCATCAATGCGGCCGCAAACTTCGACGTGTCCGCGACGACGCAGTTGCACCAGGCGTCAGAGGAGTTCCTGAAGACCGACGAGGCGTGCCGCAAGCTGAAGGCCGGAATCGCCGAGACGGAAATCGAGCTTGAGAAGCTCGGCGCGAAGAAGGTGTGGGACGAGTCTGACCTGCAAGCCGCCACGAACTACGAGGAAGCCCTCAGCGCCATGAGGGCGCTACTTCCCGAGCTTGAGGGCAATCTGGCGGCTGCGAAGGAACAGCTCGACCTGTCGAAGGGCCGCGCCGAGGTGAGCGAGCTGAACGTCAAGCTTGCCCTAAGCGAGGAGAACGCGGACAAGGTCTACGTAGCCATGCAGAGGCTGAAGGACGTGAAGTTCGCGCCCGACATCGACGTCGACGGCCTTAAGCAGGGCGCCAAGGACATCGAGGAGAGCCTCAAGTCGCTTACCAGTGGCAGCGGAGGCAAGGCGGAGATCCTTGGCGACCTGAAGCCCCAATACGACCTGCTGTCCACCGCACTAAAGTCTGCCCGCGAACGGGCAAGCGAGCTCGGGTCCGCCCTGAAGCTCGACCCGACCAACATGCAGATTGCGGCACTCTACGCGAACGCCCTTGAGGAGTCGCAGAGGCTCGCTTCAGCCAAGGCCGAGTTGCTCAAGACCGCGATTGCCGGCATCCCGTCAGGCACCCTCAACAGCGCCGCAATCAGTTCTGGGACGATTGGCACGAAGCTTGCCCAGTCTGCCGCCAAGGCCACCGAGGCAAGCAAGAGAATCAACACGCTGACGAAGCAGATAGAAGCCACAAAGAAGGAGATCGACGGCCTTCCCGAGATAACCTCGAAGACGCATCCGGAGAAGATCGACCAGCTCAACAGCAAGCTCGAAGAGTTGCAGAGCGAGCTGGAGGAGGCGAACAGGGACGCCGAGAACGCTTTTGCCGACCTGAGAGTAGACTCTGCCACCTCGGCGTGCCAGCAGCTCCAGGTTGAGCTTGCCAGGGATTCCGCCGAAGCCGAGGACTTCGGCCAAAGGGCGCGGCGGGCAATGGGCGAGGCTGGCGACGCGGCGGATGACGCCGGCAACAAGGTCAGCACCTCGACTGAGAAGTGGTCGGCCGCTGCGGTTCAGGCGGCGGACCGAGTCGGTGACGCCATCAGGCGTGCGGCGCAAAACGTCATCGACACCTCCGTCGACATCGACTCGGCCTACCGAGACATGCGCAAGACGGTCGACGACTCCGAGGAGAACTACCAGCGCTTGTACGACTCGGCAATGAAGTACAGCCAGACCCACGTCACGTCCGCGAAGGACATGCTTGAGATGGAGGCCATCGCAGGCCAGCTCGGAGTCGGCCTCGAAGGCGGCGCCACGGCAATCGAGCACTTCGCTGAGGTGGCCGCGAACCTCGACGTCGCGACCAACATCGATGCCGAGTCGATTGCCCTACAGATGGGCCAGATCGTCAACGTCATGCAAGACCTCAGCAACGAGGACCCGTCATCGATTACCGGCTTTGCAGACGCGCTCGTGCGGCTCGGCAACACCATGCCGACGCAGGAGTCCAACATCATGCAGATCACCCAGCGACTCTCTGCCGTCGGCAACGTCGCCGGGTTCACGACTCCGGAGCTGATGGGCTGGTCTGCGGCAATCGCATCGACCGGCCAGAAGTCCGAGGCGGCCGCAACTGGTATCTCCACAATCATTACGAGGATCTCCTCCGCCGTCAGCATTGGTGGTCGGGACATCGAGACGATGACCGAGGACGTCAACAGTGCGATTGCTAAGGGCGGCGACGCGCTGAAGGACTATGCCAGTGCGGCCGGCATGTCCGCCAAGGACTTTGTCAGCGCTTGGAAGACCGAGCCGACTGAGGTGTTGAATAAGCTCCAGAAGAGCGCAGAGGCAGGCGTCGAGCAGTACGCCAAGGTCGCAGGGAAGAGCGTGCAAGAGTTCATCGAGGCCTGGCGCGTCGACCCGAGCGGCACCCTCCGAGAGGTCATCAAGGGCCTGAAAGACTCTGGCGACGATCTGTTCGCGACGCTTTCCGGCATGGACGTCAACAGCGTCCGCCAGACGCAGACGCTTGCATCGCTCTCTCAGACCGTCGAGACGGTCGACCGCGCAATCGACAGCGCGAAGGACGCCTTCGAAGGCGGCGGCGACGCAGAGCGGGAGGCCATGAAGAAGGCCGAAGGCTTGTCTGGCTCCATGTCCAAGCTACAGAACAGCCTCGATGCGCTCAAGGCCAGCTTCGGCGATGCGATGGTTCCGATTATCAACGCGTTTACGAAGGTTATTCAGAGTATCAATACGGTCTTGAACTCGCTTGGCGGAGGAGCGAAGACGGCCATCGTGGCAATCAGCGGCATAGCTGGCATTGTCGGCACGGCTACCCCAGTTCTCTACGCCTTGTACGAAGGGTGGCAGAAGGTCGTCGGTGGCTTCGTGAAGGCAGGCTCTCTTGAGAAAGCGAAGACCGTAGTTGTTGGACTTGGCAAGGCACTTGGCGGGCTTGCGACGTCCGGCTCCATCTTCCTTGGCATTTTCGGCGCAATTGGTGCGATTACTCTTGGCGCGTTCATTAAGGAACTCTGGAACGCCCACAAGAGGGCAAAGACGTTCGACGACACTGTCGGCGGCGTCATGGGTTCGCTCGACGGGCTGAACGAGCAGCTCAGGCTTGGTGGGGACTACGTGTCCGACTATGGCGGCGCGTACAAGGACGCCATGGAGGACTACAACGACTTTATTGAGTCCATCCAGCAGCACAACAAGAACATCAAGGACACGCGCGACGAGACGGGCGAGTCCATCGCCATGCTCGAACGCTACAAGCAGATAATCGACGAGGCGGCTGGAGCCGGCGAGGACTACGCCGGTAGCTACGGAGAGCTCAAGTGGGCCGTCGACGGTCTCAACGAGATGCTCGGCACCAGCTATGACGTCAACGATGTCCTTGCGGGCAAGTACAAGGACGAGGCTGGCGAGGTCCACAACCTCCGCGACGAGGTCGACAAGCTCATCGAGTCCAAGAAGCGTGAGCTCCAGCTCGCAGCCATGGGCGACATCTACACCGAGACGTACAAGGCGTACAAAGAAGCGCAGATCGAGACAGAAAAAGCGCAGCGTGCGATCGACGACTACATGGCGGAGAGACGCGAGCAGCTTGCCGGTAGCACCACTCGCGACAACTGGACTGGGAAACTTCGCGAGCGCACCCAGGCGGAGATTGACTCTCTTATTAGGAGCGAAGACGCGTACAAGGATCTTGAGGCCGCCCGCGATACGTCTGTTGCCACGCTCAACGAGGAAGAGGAAGCGCTCGGTATCGTCACGGATGCGTACGATGGCTACGCTCGCGCGGCATACGACGCAAGCACCAGCATGGGTGTGCGCGAAGGCTTCATGCGCACGAACATGGACTTTGTCGCAGCGGCAGAGGCGGTCGGCAAGAGCGGCGACGAGCTCACCGTCTTCGCGAAGACCCTCGCGAAGAGGGTCGAAGAGTGCGGCGTGTCCACTGACGACTTCGCGAACATGATGCCGCTGCTCGCCGACAAGGTCCGCGAGACCGGTGGTGACATGCAGTCGCTCATCGAGTGGTGCGTCGAGTACAACAGCCAGGAGTTCCCCGACAAGTACATCAACGTCCACTTCGACGAGGACGGCAACCTCCGCAACGCCGAGAACCAGATTGTCGAGTGGAACGACGAGGCGAAGAACTTCGTCCCCGTCGAAATCAAGGGCGACGCCACGCAACTTATGGTTGCGGAGGAGACCGCACGCAATGCGGTCGAGAACGGCGAAGCTATCAAGGTACCGATGGAAGTCGACGAGGCCAGCGCCCAGGCATCCGCAGAGCAAGCGAAGGCCAACGCCGCGAGCGATCCGGTGGAGTTCGACGCCGAGGTCGATGGCAGTCAGGTACAGGGCGAGATTGACGCCGCAACCGAGGGCGCCGAGGCCAACGTCGACATCACGGCCGACGGCAGCCAGGCGCAGCAGGAGATTCAGGAGACTACGTCCGCAATCAGTGACGCCGAGGTCAAGGTTGTCGTGTCGGCGGACACTACTGCCGCACAGTCCGTCATCGATGCGCTCGCTAAGATTCCGAGTGAGGTCGTGACGAACATCGTCGTCAGGGGTAGCAAGCTTGGCGGCATCGCAGACAACATCCAGCGAGTCAATAGCGCCGCGAGCAAGATGTCTAGCGTGAAGGCGAAGTACACCGCAAGCGGTAACGCTGCGACCGATGCGACCGTCTCCACGAAGATTGACAGGGTCGCCAAGGCCGGCGCGTCGATGAGGAGCAACACGGTCAACTACAACGCGTACGGCAACATCGTCAACAGCGATACGGCGGTCAACCGCGTGTGGAACATGGTTAACGCGGTTTCGAGGCTTCAGTCGAAGTCGATCACGCTCACCACGACCCAGAAAACGGTCAAGAAGACAGTCAGCGCTCCCGCAGGGGCAGGCGAGTCCGCCACCGGCGCCTACATCCCGTACAACAAGATCCCGAAGCATGCGGCAGGCATATTCACCCGCCCGACGCTGACGAACATCGGATGGGTGGGCGAGGACGGCGCGGAGCTGTACAGCGGCAACAGCCTCGTCCCGCTCACCAACCGCAAGTACTCGATGCCGTACATCAACGACATCTCCGATGCCGTCGCGAGGAAGATCGGCGGCACGGGCACCCAGTACAACGTCTACATCGACGGCGCGCGGGTCAACGACGACCCCGCCATCCAGGCGGCGTTCCTCGGCCTGTTCGACGTGCTTCAGCGCAAGGGGGCGATGAACCGTGGCTAAGCCTGCCGCTGGCGACTACAGGATAATCTCGGCGAAGGGGAGCGCAAGCTCCCCATTTGCGTTCGACGTGTCTGGCGGGACGCTCTCGGACGGGGCGAACGTGGACATCCGCACGCCCGCCCTGTCACCGATGCAGTACTTCACCGTCTCGTTCAGGGCGGATGGCTCGGCACGAATCCTCAGCCGCATCGCTGGCAAGTCCGTGGACGTGGCGAAGAACAACCTCAAGTCAGGGCAGAACGTGCTCATCTGGAAGGCCACCGACGCCCGCAACCAGCTCTGGGACATCGAGTCGGACGGGAAGACCGCGACCTTCCAGGGCACGTCCTACCCGACCTACACCATCAAGTGCTCCGCCGCCAAGAACCTCGCCGTCGACATCAAGGGCGGCACGATGGCGGACGGCTCGAACGTCATCATCTACACCGCGAACGGCGGCGACAACCAGCGCTGGATTCTCGTGCCCGTCCCCGCGTTCACGAGCGGCGGCATCTACGAGCTGCGCAGCATGCTCAAGACCAGCATGTGCGCCGACGTGACGGGGGACTCCCGAGGCTCCAACGTCATGCTCTACGAGCGCAGCGGCGAGAACGGCCAGAAGTTCATCGTGACCGAGGAGTCGAACGGCCAGTGGTCGCTACAGAACGTCTCCTCGGGCATGTTCGTGGACGTGGCTGACGGCGCCGCATCCGCTGGCACGAACGTCCAGCAGTGGGACGACACCGACCAGCGCGCGCAGCGGTGGAGGATGCTCAACTACGGCACCACCACCGTCG